TGTTTTGAACCAGGCAACAACAAAGCGTCACTGACGTTTGCAGGTGGCAAAGTGAAACAACGATAAGGTTGGCAGGTGGATATATTAAGACCAGAGCTGCTATTTATAGTGCTTGTAAGTTGGTCCTGTTGAGGCATGCGATATGCGGTGACAAGACCTTGAATGTTGAGTTCCGAAGTAGTGTTAATGACCTCGAAACCACAACCAACCAGCCTACACCGAGAGGTTATAAGACTCAAGGGATTAAGACTGGCTACGGTTGGATTGGTGGGGATATTAAAGGCACCAATGCGGGGCAATAAATTAGTACCGGCGGCACCGGTGAGACAAACTAAACCGGCGTCAGGAAATCCTGTGGTAGCGCCACTAACTGAAGTGAACACTCCCGACAATGGGCCAAAGACCTGTTGGGTCAATGCGCTTTTGCCATTACCAAGATTTTGAACGCTGGCGAAATGGCACATATTAAAAATGTGCGCATCCCAATTGCCAGTTACACCAGAGGGTTGCGCAATAGTCATTGACTGATTTATTTCTTGCACAACAGTACCGACCGTCGTAATATCGGGATACCCTGTGGGTCTGACCGGAGTATCATGAAAAGGGTCAACTGCTCGCAACAGCCAATGCTTGGCGTCGGAGTCCATTAATTTACTATCCATGATGGCCTTGCCACGAGATATTTCGGCCTTGGAGAACATGTTGTCGCCAAGGACTTGAGTTGGTTGCGTCGATGATTCAGACATACGTATGCTATGGTATACACGACCTTTAAAGAAATTTTCTTTAAAACAGGACGATCTATTAAAATTTCCTGCGTGGGCCTTTTCTACACCTGTGTAGAGATCAAAGAGTTCTTCTTTAAGTGGTATACGTGTACGTATGAAATGTTTTTCGGATTCGTGAAGGTGTTCGCACAAAATTTCGATTTGCGACACGCAATACTCATAAAATCCTGGAGAAAAAGGGTTGGTCTGAATATACTGAATAATCATATCAGCCTGTTTATACGGGTCCGTAGGATATTCGCTATAGTACATAGACATCATCAACTTTTCGTTGTCCATAACTGGCAACCACCAGTGCTGATTTTTAACCCACGTACATCCTAGAAATTCTAGTTTGCTGTAATGTCGAGGTTTATCATCAGGGTTTTTTAAAACCACACCACACTTACGCATGGTGTCCCAAATGGCTTTCAAGTTATAGACTTGAATATAATCTTCAGAAACGGTAAAAGTATTATCGTCGCCGTACAACAAAAGTGCAACGTTACGAACGAAATCCTCATAGGTCTCCGAAATAGTAGCGATCCAGCACAACGCCAAAAGGAAATACAGAATCATCGTATTATCATAAGAAGTGTTGACCGAACCTGACGGATTACCACGATGCTTGCGGATGACCCAACCATTGGGCATTCTAACTTTCGTGTGTATTAATACGTCATAATAATTAGTTATACGAGTACGCTCTTCTGGTAGAGCCTCTATTCGTATATCTCGAGCCACTTGCATGAGTTTTTCGGAGAGAGTTGCATCATAGCCGCTTTCATCACCAGCAAACCCACGCTTGTGTCGAGCAAGTTTTTTAATGGCACGAGTCCAGTAACCACCGGTTTTAGAAATACCGACGGCACTGGCTGTAACCAAATGAGTTTCGACAAACCTGGCATTCATGTCACCGAAGAGGCGCTGTCCGGTTATAAGATGATCGGCCGGTGGACACATAATTGATCTATGTGCTCCAGCGTCAAGCTTTTCCTGAGGACGAACTTCTTCTTTATCAAGGTTATCATAAATGACCATATCCTTATAATTAGGGTCGAGACAATTTTTCCAGTCCTCGGCTATGATCTTATCGCATTCAGGATGATTAAAGAAATCTTCTTTAGTAACCAGACCCTGAAATTTGAAAGGATAACCGGCGCTGGTGGAGGAATCGGTTTTAAGGATTGCTTCATCAACTGTCAATACACGCGATCCATAAAGATGCGGTAAAAACTCTTTCTTTGTGAATTGATAGGCTTTTTCCCAAGCTTCGGGGGAGATAAACTCGGTTGAGGTCTCAGCAAAATAACGGGCAACAGCTTTAAAGCTGTTTTCTATCGTAAACTCAGTAACCATATCATAAGGAACCTTTGGTTTAGAAAGGAATATGCTAGGTTTATACTGACTTTGTTTGACGCGATAGTTCGGCCGCGTATATTGAACTATTTCAGTTTTGAGCCCCAACCCCTGCAAGAAAAAACTGATTTATTACAGTTGGATCAAGCGGAGTAGCAAAATTAACGTCGTTGCGACCCTTAGAGCCAGAGGTGTGAATACCGACTATTCTGCCATTTTGAATGACGGGACAGCCGGACCAACCAGCCTCAGTGCTGGCGCCGTGTTTTATTTCACCGGTACTGGCATCAAAGGATGACGGACCAGTGGACATTAAGTGCTTCTGAGTGGACTGACTGTAATGGAAAACGGTTACCACGCCAGTTTTATAAGCGCTGACGGGCAATGCGTTTTTCTTACGATACAATTTATCAATTTTCGCAACTACTACGTCATGGGCGACTTCTTTGAACGCGGTAGCGGGAATAGACATATTATCAATTCCTTGGAATTTGCTAGTGACAATAACAGTATCATCACGCAAATTACCTTTACTGTCGGTTATGACGTGAGCGGCAGTGATAAAAACACCACCTTCGGCCATGACACCAACACCAACGTTATCACCACATTGAACGCTAAAAATTGATCGACATATTTTATCATTGTCGGCAGGGAGGTTGTCCTTAATCATGACTTCCTTCACTTTTTCAACTTTAGGCGGAACTGGCAATGGTTTGGCTGGACGCTTGAGGACACTAACTCCAACGGATTTAATTTCCATTTTGGGTTTTATTTCGTGAACTTGCGCAATGTCATTGGCTTCTTTTTTAGCAAGGCTAACAGCTTTGTTAATCAGTCCATTAAGGTACGCGTCGCGACCCTTTGGATGAGCACGCTTGCAATTAACCTTTTGACATTTAGCACCATGTTTGCAGTCTTCAGTTTGTGGTTTGGTTTTGGTTTTTTCAGCTTTGACTTTGGGTTTTTCGACCTTGGTCTTAGGCTGAGCAACTTTGGTTTCGACAACTACCGGTTGCGAGACAACTTCAATTGCGGGTGGAGGTTTAATATAGTTATAGTTGATTTTTGGAATAACCTTGATTTCGGCAGGTTGACTGTCGTCAGGGATCGGAACTATAACAGGTACTTCAGAGGATTCATACCAGCGAGTGTATTTCTTACTACCCGTGGTGGCAGCGTCGTAAATGGCGTCATAATCAGAATCAGCAAGATAATTGTCTTCTTCAGGGAACTCGTTTTCACGATCCATTTCGGAAGCCAAATAATCGGCGTATTCTTCATCAGTCATTTCGTAGGCGGAATCTTCTTCGGCATTGTGCTTAGCAAGAGTGCGTTTAACTTCGTCCCAGTTGCCCTGGGCTATGAGTTGACGGATCTTATTGCTAAGCCATATGCTCTTAGAACCTTTCTTAGTACCACGTTTTCGTCCTTCAAGGAAAACTTGTCTCCCGTCAGGTCCATAATGTTTGGTGGTAGAAGTACCATCCCCATGAACGGTGGTTGTGGACGAACACAACATTTTCTTGTTCATGTCGAAAGTAAAACAATCAATCTGACAAACGTCATCAGACTTACTTGACGTCTTACTCTCTTTCAATTTAGTGATGCGATAAAGTTTTTTAGTCTTTGCGTCAATAAGTTTTTTCTTAATTTCGGCGATTTCTTCATCAACATCATAATAATAATTTTTGTACCAATATATAGCGGCACCAACCAAAATTATGGAGACAGCAAAAAGCATGGACCATCCTTTGGTCGAAACTTTCTTTCCAGTGACGTGAGACCAAATTTTCTCAACGCCAAGAAGAACGTCAATTGAGGAATCAACACTAAGAATGTCATCATAACCAAGCATAGGGCTAGTGCATTCGTAGATGTAATATCTGCCGGCTTTTTCGATACAAATGTGGTTAACAAATGATCTGTTACCAACGTTAAGTTGCCATCGTACCCAGGCTCTACCGCCGTTACCGCCTTCAAGACCCTCAAATTCGGGCTTAACTTTGGAGGTATATACGACATTGGGTTTATAAGCAGCGTTGGTATTATTGAACATATTTTGAACCACTTTGTTAGGATCCATAGGAAGTGGAGTAGCATTACCGTAGGCACTCTTATACATAAAAGACCCAACGGCACCTAACATTATAATTCCGCGTATACGCTTGACGAGACGCGAGAGGGTGGACTTGTCATTAGTAATCAAGACCCAACCTTCTAGCGCTACGGCCATAAGAATCGCGATTTGACCACCAGTAGCGATGGCTGTCATCATAGAGAAGAAACCATCATCACCACTGATGTCTGGAAGAGTAGTAAATCCGCTAATATGTGGAATACTCGAACCACTAGACGTGGATTCGTTATCCCATTGGGCCTGGTCAGTTTGATAGCCGGCGTCCTCATTGAGCAATGCCCAAATGGCGTCAGCATCATTAGTTTCCAGTTGACAATATTTAGCAAATAATTTA